GTTCATTTTATTCTCCAAATTGAAGACTTATTTGAATAAGTATTAGAATACTTATTTGCTAATACTTATTGTACTAACTTTTTTAATGTTTGTCAAGAGGAGTGGTTTATACACCACTCCCCTCGACGATAAAGTCTTACGCTTTAACGTTAACTTGGATTTGGCCTTTCGAATAGCGAATCCCAAAACCAACGATCTCATAGATTGCGAAGAGATCTTCGAGACCGCGTACCCATTTCTGAGTTTCCACCAACACATCTTGGCGGATGGTCATAATACCAACCATTTCTGGGCGACCCAACACAAAGATGTCGCTGTCACTGATGATAGGCAAGTCGGTGATAACTTCTTTGCCATCAACCACACGGGTCACTGTATCACCATCTGGTACAGTTACAATATCCATACCCAAGATGTTTTTACCCAAGCCTTTGTTCACATTGGCTTCAGAGGTCTGAGGCAAGAACAATGGGCCATAGTTTTGACCATTATATAGCAATTCCACATCTACTGCACGAGTAGGAGTCATTACCATTTTAGCAGCAGGCACACGACCTTTTTCCAAGGTAGCTTTGGCAATAGCCAAGTCTAACAAGGACACACGGCCTTGGTCAGCAGTTTCTTGGGCTTCGTAGTGCTGTGTAGAAGCGAATTTGATCAAGTCGAAGATTCTCTTATCTTCCACAGACTGCAAGGCAGATTTGGCACGTTCTTGGGTGCGGTTAATCATATCGAATTTACGATAGTTAGATTCCACCCATTTAATAGAGGCTTGCACACCAATAGGGAAGGTGGGCACGATGAAACGGCCAGATTCAATTACGGACAACTGAGGTACACCATCGGCAGAGCATACGCAAGCCTTGGCAGACACATCAGAATCGTAAGTGGCATCCATACCTTGCTGTAGTTTATCCACAGCCAAGCACTGACGACCTCTACCTTCGTGAAGTAAATCACGAATAATAGGGTTCAACATAACAGCAGCAATTTTCTGCAAGCCGTTGGAAGAAGCATACATTGCGTTCAAAGCAGCTTCTTTTTCAATATTCGATAATTTTGTAAATTCCATTTTCTATATCTCCTATACCCTTGATTAGATGACAGCCTGAATGGTCAACACACCATCTTTATCAGCAGGGGCAATTTCCACAGAAGCAACAGCCATAGAACCTACGTTCGTAGCAGTGTCATCAGCTTCAGTTGTCAAAGTACCAGTTGCAGACACATACAAGAGTGTACCAGGTTTGGCTTGGGCCACATTGTCTTCAAACACTTTACCAGTGCCGTCGTTCCACAATTCAGCACGGAAGCCTTTGGTAAGAATGACAGATTGTCTATTCAAAGGGGCTTTATACTGATTGAAAGGAATGTATAGGTTATTTGCGGGTTCAGCTTTGGAAGCCTTATACACAAACCCATAAGGGAAAGCAGTAGCCAACACGTCGGCTTTTTTGGAAGCTTCGATGTGGGGTTCACCACCATACACACCTTCTGTGCTTTCCACCAATTTTACCACTTGACCACCAATAACTGCCTTGGTTTCGTCCATCTTGCCATCAGCAGTCAATGCTACCAAGTGGCCTTCGTCTAAGTTAACAGGCGAAATTACTCTAATAGCCATATTAGTTTTATCTCCTTAATTTTTACCACATCTCAGCACCAAGTGCTTTAATGAGGTCCTCATCTTCCGATTTTTCGCAAGATGCTTCGATTTTAATAGGTTTAAGCTGTTTAACTTCTGCTTCAACCTTAAAATTGGACAAGTAAGAGGCTTGTTTATCCAATTCTTCATCAGATAGGGCCAACAAATCCGCTACCATAGAATCTGCCGTTCTTTTCATGGCTTCTTCTTTGGCTTTCAACGGAGAGGCTTGCTTTAACAACTCTTCCTGTCTAAAAGTCTCATTGCATTGTACCAAACCACATTTAATGGATTTTTCCACAATCTGTCTGGCTTTTGCAGTTTTTGCAGCTAATTCTTGCTGCATTTTCATTTGTGAAACCTCTGCTTCTTTTGCTTCTAAGGCAGCCGTTAATTGTTTGCACTTGGCTTCCAATTCAGCAGATACCTTAATATCAGTTTCAGCAGGGGCTTTCTTTGTAGCAGACTCAACAGCACCAGCGTCTTCTTTTGAGTTTACTTTGTCTTGTTTCTGTGCTTTACCATCATCCATTAATTTTGTGTCTACGGCCTTGCTGGTATCTGAAACTTTCTTCCCGTCCGTTTCATTTTTGGCCTTGGATGTGGCTTTGGAAACTTGAGATTTGGCTTCATCTGAACCTACTTTGATTTTTTCATTGTAGTTTGCAACAATTTGTTTAACGGCTTCACCGTCAAATGCTTGTTTCTTTGTTAAGGTGTCCATCATCTCGTTATAAAATTCTTTTGAAGTTAAGTAGGCAACCTTTTCGGATACACCTGGTAATAAATTCTTTACACTGAGGCAGGCTACTTTATTTGTTCCTTTGAAGTGGAATACCCATTTGCTGTCAATTAAATTGGCCGTTTTGAGTAAAGAAACTCTGGTTACATTGGCAAACAAAGGTTTGGCTTCTTTTTTGGATTCTGCTTCCTCACCAGCTTTCACTTCTTTTACCTCGTTTGATTGAGTTTTTGAAGATTCAACGTCATGTGAATATGATTCCATTTCTTCTAACTCATCAAGCAAATGAGATAATCCATTTGGTTCAGAAAGAAATTTTTGTGCATCAATACCGTAGCGTTCTGCTTCTTCCATTATTTCTAGTAGCCTTTTATTTAACAATGTCTCTGCCTCATCCCTCTTTTCAACAAATTCTAGGTCTTCATTTGACACAGCAGAGTCAAAGTCTGCCTTCTTTTCCACATCTTCCTTTTCTTCCTTTTTATCGGATTTTAAGAAATCCAAAACTTTACCTAATTCTTCCACATTGGCTTCCTCACCAGCTTTCAGAACATCCTCCAACACCTTTACGGCATCTTCCTTGGTTTTGACATCCTTGGAAGGTTTCACTTCTTCCTTTTTCTCTTCCACTTCTTCTTTCACTTCTGGAACTGGTTGAGCAGGAACTTCTGGTTTGGCTTCAACATGGTTCACAACAGGTTCTGCAACTGTATTAACCACATTATTTACTGGTTCTTCTAGGGAAGCCTTTTTATCAGCTGGCTTATCTTCCAACTTTTTAACCAAATCGTCAGATTTATAATCCTTCAAATCTTCACCCTCTTTAGTTTCACCACCAATAAACTTTTTCAATAAGTCGATAACCTTGGTTAATGCTCCCTTATCTGTTTCTTTAATTGCTTTTTCTAAGGTTTCAATATCTTTGGTTTCGTCTTCCCCACCTTTGGCTTCATCTTTTTCTTTGGCCAAATCATGTTTAATATCTTTTTTGGCATCCTCTTTGGATACACCAGGAACCAAATCTTCCTTCTTGGTTTCTTTATTTTCTTCTGCTTTCACTTCTTTTACCTCGTTTGATTGAGGTTTTGAAGATTCACGTTCAATTTCTACAACATTATATAAGTCTTTCCCGTCTTCTTCACCAACAAAAGACTTCTTCAAAGTAAAGCCAGCATTATAAAATTCGTCATAATCTGGGGTACCTTTCTCAACAAATCCTTGTTCCTTATACCTTTTGATTGTTTCGGGTGACACAGTAGGTTCGTCATCTTCTACATTTGCTTTTACTTCTTTTAATTGGGTTATAGAGGATTCAACTTTGTGTGAATTGTTTTTATCCTCTGGTTTTCTATTCTTCAATAAACGACTTTTTGCTGTTTTATGAACACACAACTTTCTAGTAAACTGTGATACTTTTGCAAATGATCCGTCTTCATTAAATTTAACCTGATTAGCCTCAGCCATATCTCTGGCATTATCCTCAGAATAAGCATACTCTTCTTCTATATTAATCGCTTCTGTAATACTATCGGCTATTTCTTCTAATGCTTTTTCAATTTGTGGAACAGCCTCATTATTTAAGGCTTCTGCAATATCATTTGATAAACTAGACGGTACATCATCTATATCGGAAAACCCATTATATGGAGCAAAGTAATCACTATCCCAGTACATGTCTCCACAACCTAAGTCAATATAATCTTCTAAGTGATCTGCTACATATTTAGATTCCTTTGCTGCTTCTCTAACAACACGTTCAACTATTGGCCGAATAATGTTGCTGAATGAACCATGAAGAAAACCAGACTTCAATTCAGCAGTACCATAAGTTCTACTGGAACCGCCAGGTGTATCTGCACCTAATTCGAGTATATCTAAATCAAGGTTATATTTTGTTATTAATTCTGGTTTAATATAAATTTCTGGGTCTGTCTGAAAATTCTTCCAAAACCATTCCATGTAACGATCCCCTTCTACAATAATAACTCTTTCTTTTGCTTCTGGAGATAATTCATCAAATGTATATGTTTTTGAGCTTTCTTGTTCTTCATCTGCTTTTTTGTTGATGCTTAACTTTTCTTCTTTTGAAGCAACCTTTTCTTCTACTTTGGTTTCTTCCATTTTTTCAACAGGTTTAATTTCTTCCTTAGGCATTAAATTTTCCTCTCTTTCAAGGGGTTGTTCAACACCTAACCCCTGCTCTTCACTAATTTTTTCCAGTTTCTGCTTAGCTAATTCTTCATTTTTTGCTTCAACAGATAACTTTAAAATAGAACCATCCATAGATAGGTCCGAAATACCTTGTTTTTTATATCCTGTAAGAACATTAAATAATGTTTCACATATATTCTCATTTCCACAAGGAATACTAAATGAGAATTTTTCTAAAAACGAATTTTCTGCTTCTTTATCTAATGAAGCAGATTTTCTTAATCCACCCACAAAGTCTGCAAACACTTGTTGCATTTTAGCCATTGGGTCAGCAGGTACACCCACTAAGGATAATTCTGAGAAGTTCACATCTCTGTTAATAGAGATACATTTCTTACCAGTTTCTGGGTCAATTTGACCTTGATGCTGTAAATGAACACAGAACTCCTCAGGAGTATGGCATACCCTATGACAAATCCCACACTCACAAGAACCACAGGAAGCTCCCATTGATACACTATCAATGACACCATGTGCTACTTTGGCTGCAATATCTGGGTGTGTCGTTTTATCCACACCACACAAACAACCAACATAGTACCTGCCCTCTTCGTCAGTGGCAGTAGGATCTTCTAATAATTTAGCATCAAAAACCTTACCTACTGCATTGGCCACAGACTGGGCATTGTGGTCCATGTATAAACCCCTACCTATAAAAGTAGGATAAGCCTTTTTAAGTTCGTCTAGTGGAAATAAATCTGAGTTTAAATTTGGCACATCTGCAGAAACGGCACGAGTCCAGAAATAAACAAAATTGTCATCTTTCTTTGCAGAAATCTTATCGGCTGTATGGCTAACTTCTGGGACATCTTTTGCAATAATATCCAAGGAAGCTTGCTTTCTAATATTTACCGTAGCACCATATTTAAAAAATGCCATTTAATTATATCTCCTAAAACCTACCGTGTGCGTCTACATAAACCACATCATTTGGGTCTGTGGATTTCCATACTTTTAGAAAGCACTTACACCCAACATGGCTATGTGTATATATTGGAGCACTATATGGGATATTTGCGTCTGAGGAAGTATATGGACCATATACTGCCTCTTCACCCACTTGCATACCTCTTACCATTTCTTTGTATTCTACTGGCAAATTTTGATTCTCTGAATAAATATCTGCCAAATAGTATACTGCATCTGCGTCATTTAATGTTGCATCTACAATGGCTTGAGGTACACTGTCTGTCTTATTTACTTTTAAAAACTGATTTACAAATCTGTTGGAAACAATGCTATCCTTTGAAATTACATCTACAATATCTTCATCTAAGTTCTGAAAATTATTTTCCCTTGCAAATTTAAGTGCTTTGGAAGGGTCCAGAATGATGTTCATCCATTGTTTCTCTGTGTACTCGTCTTTAGACTTTGCTTGTTTTGTAATGGATAAAGTCTTAAAACTACCTGATATGTTTAAAAATGATTTCAAAGACCAAGTAGTTTGGTTAGAATCATACCTTTGACAAAGTTCGTTCTCTGCTTTATCCCTTGCACTACCAACCCAAGTTACCCTGTCATACCCCTGATTTAGGAGTTCAATTAAGTAATCTAGGCTATCATCCGGTATTTTTGGAGTATGATTCCCACTATTTTCATTACCTGCTGTAACAGACAAGGTTTTTAACCAGTCATTAGTTGTGGTAATCATCTTTTTTCGTCCGAAGGGAGTTCATCACTTCATCTGTAGGGGTTACTTCAAAAGTATCTGCTTGAACAAACAAGTTGTTTAACAACTCCAACTTTTCAAAAAACTCTTTCTTAATTGAAATGCAGAACTGGCGATGCTGCCTATCACCCATATCACTAAGACGGGTTAGATCTATAACATCACCAAGCAATTCTTTTAATAATACTTGCTTTACTGCGGTACTAAGATTGAGTTTATTTTCTGCCATACTTTTACCCTTACATATAATAATAAAGTGTAAACCAATTTCAAATTATTATTTATGCTCTTTTTTATTTTTCTTTTTTTGTTCTTTCTTTTCTTCTTTGGTAGGTTCTTCTTTCTTGGGTTCTACATCTACTTTTTCTTCTTTTACTTCTTTGTGGTCCTTAACCACTTCTTTTACGTCCTCTGCTTTTTTCAATACTGCCAAATGTACTACTGCACCATTCTTATAAATCATATTATATCTCCTATTGTTCTGCTGGTGTTTCTACTGGGGATTCTTCTGAGGTTTCTGGAACCTCAGGTTCACCTATCTCTTCTACATCCCCACCCATTGGGGGTGGTAGCCCCTCTGCTGGCTTTGAACCATCACTTGGGGTTGGAATACTAGGCTTATTTCCTGTATCTGGTTTCTTTTCATTTAAATCTGATCTTTGATCCTTACTACCCAAACGATCAGTACCTTTATCCCAGATAGAGCCACGTTCCTTCTCAAGTCTTTGTTTTTCTAGATTAATATCTAACTTGCCTGGGAAGTATTCATAAACTGTGGTTGTAGAAACCAAACCTTTATCCCATAGTTTCAGCACATTATTAAATTTTTCTACATCTTGCTCTGGTTGCAAACTTTCTTCCCACTCAATATCTGGGACAACATAATCACCATATTCATCCTTAATATCGTTGGCTTTTGCAATGGGGAGCAAAATATACCTTTTAATAAAGGCTTCCAGTTTAAGTCTTAACATCTTATATGTCTTAATTAACTTAAATAAGGAAGTTTGTTTACTAGATGAGAAGGACGGACCTGCACCTAAAATTAAGTTCTTATTTACACCCAAACCTACAAAAATACAATTTTCTACATACCCCAAGTCTTCATAAACGGACAACAATTTTCCGTTTACACCAACTGCTTCATACTTAATGTATGGTGGAACAAATATAGAAAATGGTGGTTGCATAGTTGCCTGTCTAATAGCTTCCCTTACCTCACCTATCATTGCATCATCTGGGATAATGGAAGTTTGTGGGTCGCCTGTGTATGAACCAATGGTCCATATCTCGATTGGGAGATGTAATCTGTCTGCACATGCGATTTGAGCAAGTTTGATTTTATCTTGATAGATAAGTGTATTTCCAGATAATATACCACTTCCATCTTCAAATGAAATCATAAAATTATGATTTTCTCCTGCATTTGCAACACAATATACAGGCTCTACTTTACCTGTATCTATTACTGATACAACCCTGAGATCCTCCTTTAAAGGCATTAAAGAATCACCTGGTTTCAAGTTCTGTGCTTCTACCTTAGTCATATCTCTTAAAAAGAGTGGGTGGTCTTTTGTACATCTTATTTTAGAACCATTATCTAATAAAACCTCTACTGTCTCCTCATCTTTAATATAGACAGCACACTCTGCTTTTGCAGGAACGATATTCCCCTGTTGATCTGCACCATATACCCAGAAATCTTTTTTACCAAATTCAGCAAGCTCTTTAATAGTTGGATTTGTACCATCTAGTAATGCAATATGTGTATCCCCTGTTACGCATTTAAAAAGACAGTTATGCACAAATACCATTGAACCATTATTACACAAAACACCAAATACATGTGTATCTTCCACAGATTCAATGTCATATACATCCTCTTCTATGCTTTTATTTATTGAGACAACAGAAACCTTTTTATCTGAAAATAACTCATCACCAGGTTTTAGGTCTTTCACCTCTTTCCAACTTCCATCTCTCATAAGAAATGGATGGTCTGATGTGAAACCTAATACTTCCCCATTATCTAGTGTTATATCATATGTGAGTTTTTTACCCTGATAAATTACTTTAGACGCTTTTTTTGGTATAATGTTTCCATTGTCATCAATAGAATACACCCAGAAATCTTTTGCACCCTCTTTGTATAAGTCACCAATACACTTGGTTGTACCCTCTAATAACTTTATCTTTGTACTATACCTAGCACACTGTGTAATTGGTGTCCCACGTGTCGCGCCAGGATCTGTCTTCCTGGCAAGCATAAAAACTTTGGCTGGGGAATACTTCTTACCAGTTAAATAGTTTGGTTCCGTACCAGTTGCATCCAATGGAATTTTTTGGTTTTCTTGTACGCATCTAATATATTCTACTGGGATATCCGTTCTACCCTGCTTCAAACCATCTGCAAGCATTTGTTTGAGTTCTCTAGTGGGAATAATAGACATCTCAACATCACCAGACATTGGGTCTTCCTTATACTCAATTAAAGATGGGTCTATTAATGAAAAACCGTTCCAGGTACCCTTTGATTCAGACCAATCTGCCCAAACAACAGCCTCCCCTAGCTTGAAATAGGAAAGCATCACTTGTTCCAAAAAATCTATCCAACTAAACTCTTTGTTATCAAATAATTTTCTGTTAAAAAATGCTTCTGTATCTTTATCCTTATATGCAAGCCTAAAATTGGAAATTGGGTACTGCGCGTGCATCGTAAGAATGGAATTAATATAGGGGTCTAGATTGAAGAATAATCTGCTCCAACGTAAAATTTCCGCACGCGATCTAGGGAGTAAGTAAGTTTCTGGTGTAAGTTCAGGTGTGTAAAAATTAGGAATTGTTTGCTCGGTATCATAGTATGCAGTCTTACCAAAATCAGACTTTACCACACCAGTCATCAGATTTTCATTCTTTGTAATAAAAGTAGGATTTGCATACTTTGAAAATTTACCACTTCTTTTACTGCCTGTGTTACCTGTAATCAAATTCTTTGCCATAGTGTGCTATTTATCCTCTTCTATTTCTTCTGACGAAATACTATTATCATATTCCTTAAAAATATCTAGTCTATTTTGTAATAAACTACTTACTTTTTCCAAATTTTCTATTGAAGTAGCCATATGAGCTATCTCTTCCGAAAATATACCACAAGCCCTCAATTCCTCTAAACAATCCATGAGTACCTGTGTACTTTCATCTAAAATTGGTTGTATATCCCTTACTTTCCCTTTAATATAACCTATTGTACTCATCTCTGACCCCACATAGAACCACTTGGTTTACCTAAATTATTTCTTGCCTGTGTTGTTGTAGAACCAAATTTTGGCATTACAAACTTAAAATCTTTTTTGAAAAAACCTACTCTTTTCTTATCTTCATCACATTTATCACACGCCCAAACAAATAATGCAGTTGCGTTTACACAGTCATCATGATACCCACCACCTTTTGGTGCAGAAATGTCATCATTTATACCAACTGCTTTCCTTCTTCTTTCAACTGCACCCCACTCAATTAAATGCTTGTTGAGTAGTTGTGCTTCCTTTGTTGTCATCTGGTCGTCTTCCGATAACATAGATTTTAGTGAGGGATACTTAAACCTATCATGCCTCAACTCATATAAAAACTGGTCAAATAGAGAGTTTTTATAGTTTTTACCAGATATTGGGTCTGTTTTCTTATAAGCAATACCCGCGATTGGTATATGCTTTGATAAAAACTGGTCCACTATAGCCGTACCCATTGTAGAATAGTCTGCACATCCAAATGCACATGGAAATACATTTGTAATAATATGCATTATTTCTTCTACTTGAACTGTTAAATCACCCTGCCACTGATATAGTGCAACTACTTGCTTTTGATGGTTTTCTGCAATCCTTCCAATAACAAGCTCCGTATAGTCACGGTCTACACCCTCTTTAATAAGAGAACCCCCAGCACAGTCTAGACCAAAATAATAAGTTTCATCAGGTAGGCCACAGTATAGATAGTCGTGCTCACCCTCTAACTTGGCTTGGTCTTCACCAGTTAAAAGACCCGATATAGAGTCTACCCACTGCATCTCGTATTGTGTTTTGAAATCTTCTTCGCTAAGGTTCACTGAGGATTCAAAATGAACTTCCGGGTTATTTGGCCATCTCTTTAACTTCATAGATAGGGGCATCCTATCTACAATATCATTTGGATAGTCTACACCATTAATATTTATCAAATCATTCGGGTTATAAATATTTTCACACTTATACCATGGATAATTTAACCATTTCCACTTAGATGATTTACAAGACTGCCTAAAGTGGTTATCATACATTGTAATACCAATTTTAATATTCTTTGGATTTTTGGAATCCGAGTTCATTGGTGATACACGTAAATTATAAAACTGGGTGGAAATCTGATGTGATTCGTCGGTTACTATCATATCTGCATGGTACCCTTCAACCTGTGTGGTTTCAGAAGCACCCAAACATCTTACCCAACTACCATTCTTAAACCTAAATTCCTTCTTTGTACAAACATCCCAGTCAACTTCTGCTGAAAGTATTGGATTGTTTAAACATAATGGTCTAATACCGTCTGCTAAAATACGGTTTGCCAACTCTGCTTTTGGACCAAATAAAAGAACACGATAGCCTCTATTTTCAACACACATTTTAATACATGCGATTGAAATAATAAATGTTTTACCTGCACCACGAGCAGCCGTGATGGCTATATTTTTAATAGCAGGATTTAATATGGTATCAAGAATTTCAAGCTGATTTTTCCACAAATGAACACCAATACTCTTAGCCCAGTTATCTAGGGAAGAATTAACTGTAACTGCTTCTGCTGTGGCTTTAATAATAAAATCTCTCAGCTCATTTCCTACTAACATATATTACCTGCTATATAATACTAAAATGTAAACTAACCAATGTGCTTTGCTAGTTCTTTTGGATTATTTTTATTAAACTCTTTGATTTCTTCCACAGAAATACCATTTGTAATCATATCTTGTAATAATTCCTGTGCAGAAGAAAAGTTTTTTGTAAGTCTTTCCAAATAAACTTCTACCTTATTTACTTTTGGTTCAACTTCTTTAATGGGGTCTGTATCATTAGCATCCATAGACGGAGAGTGTTGAACATACCCATATTTTTTATTTAAATAGTCAAACCTTGCTTTTAACTCTGGATTTCCTTGCAAAACTGGATATAATTTAAGTGCTTCATATTCCTGTTTTTCTCTGTCATCAAATTGGGGTTGTGGGTCTATTCTTGTATCAATATTATCCTTTGTAGTCTTTTGATACACTGTATTTGTTGCAGGGTATTCAAAACCAATTTCATTAACTGAGGCCTTCTTATCTGAAACAATGGCATCCCCACGAACAACTGTAATGGTGTCATCATTATACTCAAAACCACCATCTCTCAAAACAGACTCCACATTTTTTTCTACCAGCTCGTCTGTTTCACCTTTTGTTTTGAAATAAATTAGACCGTTTTCTTGTATCTTAATATCAGATGTATTAATACCAGAATCTTCAATAATAAGCACTAACTCTACAAGTTTATTCCTTGAATCTGGCCTTAAAAAAACTCCCCACTCTTTCATTGTACTACCAATAAGTTCAATAGCCCTATTAAACTTTGCCTGCAAATCTTCCTTACAGATGTTTTTTAGTATAATATCTGGTTGATTATCAAAACCATTATTATACCGTACAATATCAAATCTGTTTCCTTTCTTTGAAATAGCCAAATTGAATACCCGTCTGCTCTCTTTTATATTCATAAAACCTCTCAAATCTTATCAATGGTGGTAAACTCAAATGAAGACTCTGTATATACATTCTGATTTTCTTCCACATCAACCATGTGTTGCTTTGAGTCATTTAATCTTTTTCTAAATTCACCACGCTCTTTATTTTCTGGGTCTTCTTCCTCTTCATAACTAATATCTGTTTCACCATTATTATCTCTAATAAGTTCAGAAATATTGACAGTTCCATTGTCCTCTGTAGTTATATTTTTCATATCTACATTTTCTTTGTGAAAAGGAATTATAACTGCAATAGTTTCACCATTACTTGTAAGTTTGGTATAATCATCTTGCAGTTTCTTATTGGTGTATACTTCCTCAGGGTCTATATTATTACCCTGAGGATTATACTTTTTTAAATTATCATAAGTAAATAAAGGCATATTTATTTCCAATAGATAAAGTATTCTTTTCCATCTTCCATAATGGAATCTTCCTTATATCCTTGCTCTTTAATGCTTAATGGTTTATCACTAATCTTAAATACTTCTGTTCTATTTTTAACAGAATAGTTTTCACCATCATTTGTGGATACATCTTTTGGGTCTTCTTTTAAATATTTGGCCAGAATTAGAGCCTCCATAGAGTCATCACTTAATGTGGCTACTTTTCTATCAAAATCTTCATCTTCCTTACTTTCTTTTTCTACCTTTCCAATAGAAATCTGGTCAACAGTATCTTTGATTTCGTCCATATAGTGGTCCAGCATTCTTTTGGCTACTTCTTTCTTTTCTTCTGATGACAATTTTAACTCGCCTAATTCATCATTATATCTCTTTAATGCTTCATTAACCACATACAAAAAACCTTTTACTGCTAGATCTTCATCAAACACATTTTTGAGCATTTTTCTAGCATAGTTTTTAATAGTTGGTTGCACCATTTGATAATATAACTGGCCATCATTTACTGCATATAAATACAGCTCATTTACTGCAATATCATTTTCTACATCTGCTTCTTTTTTTGGCATAAATGCCTCAGTGTCGATAGACTTCATAAAATCTTCATCCTGAAGCATTGTATCCATTGAACACTCCGGAACAGCCTTATTTTTAAATGTTTCAGAAATGTCTTCCTGAAAATGATTAATGCTATCTAACATATCTTCAAGAGTATTATAGGTGACATTCTTTTCATACACTTTTTCATCTGCATCTACTGCTTTCATATATACTTTTTTATCAAGAGGTGACACCCTACCCTCAATAAACTGATTATCTGTAAAACTAATTTCTGGATATGCACCACCATCTGAATTAGTTATCATATAGCCAAATTTATTAAGTTCCATAGAAATGATATCCATGTAAGCCTTTTCTACTGTAAATCCCCCCATTAGTTCACAGGCCATGTCTTTCATAGCACTTGCGAATGCTTGGTGGGATTTGCTATAGTCAATAAAACCTAGTTTCTGTTCCTTATTCAACATGGAGCATAGTTTAACAAAACCTTTATGGTCTTCCTTTGCTTGTAAATCAAGCATTGTATCAAACATACTTTTTAAGCTATCAAAACCTGCTTTTTTATAATTAATCATATTAAACTAAATTCTCCTTATTAGAAAGAAACCTCTACTCCACCATTATCATTTACTTCAAGAGATTTCGGGTATAAAGTCATACCATCCATAGTGTTCATTGTTTGTGCCACTACTGTTACATTAGACAAAGGTAATTGAATATCAGTAGTTGTGGGTTCCCCACCATTTTCATTGTTGTATTCTTCTGCTGTATAGTATTCTACTTTAACAGGAATAGTTTGATCTGGAACATTTATTTGGAAGTATTCAATACCCTCTGTACCACCACTAAAATCAAATTTCCATTTTAAAGCACCATCAGATTCAACAGAATTAATGGCGTAGGATTCACTCTCTTGACCAACTGTAATTCCTTGCTCTTTTAAAATATTAGAAATATACTTACTAGAAATGTCTAATTTAATTTTGGACAAATCAGTTGAAAAGTCAGTAGCTTCTGCCTCTTTCTTAAGGCTGTTGTCTACACTTGCCTTTTTATCTTCCTCGTCCTCAACTTGTAAGTCATTCTTATTAGGTCCTAAAACTTCTTCCTTGTTTGAAGGATTATATGGTTCAGAATCTTCCTCTGTACCCATAGCAGCATAGTCATCATCCACACTCTTATCCTTTTTTACATTAGGCTTATATGGTTGATCATCCTGGGAAATTCCAATCTCTTCATTTGTTGGAGCTTGGTCTAATTTCTTTTCTTCAGCCCATTCTTTAATTTTATCCCAACCTTTACCCTTTTCTTCAACAGTACCAAAAGTAGAATAGATAGTTTCGGCTTCAGTAGGACTTTCTTTAATAATTTTTTCTGCTACTTCTTCTGTTAACAAACTTGGGGCAGAATTTACCACTTCAACCAAAGCTACAACATCCCCCATCAGTTTATCCTTGACTTGTTTTGGTAAAGTATCAAAACTAATATCATCTGAATAGTTTTTTAATACACCAACTAAGTATTTTGGGGAAGAAACAACCCTTTCAATAATTTTAGGTGTAGCTTCTTCAAAAGCTTCATCCAAACTATCAAAAGAAGACATATACCTAGATGCAGAATCTGCACTTTGAGAAATAGCATCTAATGCTTCTTTTGGTAAATGCATGTGATAATATCTATATGTGGTCACCATAGACATTAATTGGCTTGGGTCCAAATCTTCAAAGTGCTTTTCTTCTTGCATAAATTTTAATTTATCTTTGAAGTCTTTATCCCTTTGTTCTTTATCCTCATCTTCCTCAGATTTTTTAGGTTTTTCTTCTTTTTTATCATCGGCTGCTTTCTTATGTAAATCTTCCCCTCTTGATTTTAAACCACGAAAGCACTTATCACATACATACCCAAAATCTGATTCGTCTATCATATCTGAAACAGGAAAATACTCGTCACAGATAGCACATTTTTCTGTGTCTTCTTCAACTTTGGCTTTTTTACTTAAGGAAGCCTTTTTATCCGTCCTCATTAACTCAAAACGAGCATTGATACCATTTTCTGTATCACCATTTAATAAAGGTTCGTCACCAATATATTTATATTTGAAACCACCTACATTTACCACATCGCCTTTCTTTAATTCTGGTAAATAAGTTTTAGGATAAACCAATAGTTTAACTGGAAATTGAGAAGCAGCTGTGTTTTCTCTATTAACTAAATTGATTTCTTTTTTCTTGGCTTGTACTGTGATATTTGAATTGGCTGACGCTGTAGTTGTATTTGGGTCAACACCATCATCTTCTAAAGTAAACCACCCAGCACGAGCACTAGCACCTTTTGTATTTAAGACTTCAAGTGCTTCATCCCAATTTTCACAATATCTCATATCAGGCTCACTTTCAAAATAGTCATTTACCCAATCATTGAAATCTCTATTAAAATCATTTAAATCTCTAATTGGTCCCCATGGTTCCCAAATTGACTTACCATCTTTCTTAAACCACACCTGTTTATACTTATCTCCGGGTAATCCGTCTGCTTTTACTTCAATATCTTCATTGTGATAATCTGTTAAACCTTTTTGTTTTTCCAAGATTTCTCTTACTTCTTTATCCAAGCTGCCTTCCACATTTTCCAAAGCAGCAACAACTTGTTCTGGCGTTTCAACCATATAAGGAACAGATGCTTTTACCACAAAGTGAATAGGAAGTCTTTTCAAACCAGCAGTGGTGGAAACAGAAAGAATTGCTTTCATTTTACCACTTAATTTATTTCTAGAAAATTCAGTTAAATTAGATTCTGGGGAATCAAGTTTAATACCACCAAAATAAGAAGCAAGTTTCACATTTGCTTCATTAAAAGCATCTAATACAATACTGTCTTTCAAAGCAAGCATACGCATATTTTCTTTCATAGCTGCTTCTTTATTAAAAGATTTTACATCTTTAAGTAATTTGTTAATATCCATTTAGTTTTCCTCGTTAAATATTCTTCACATTATTGATACAAGTCATCTAACAAAAAATCCGTATCACTATAAAATAATTTATTTCCAGTCATCTCATCCTCAATGAATGGAAAATTTAAGTCTTTTGGAATATATGTTACTGGCTTGTTTACTTTTTTTGCTTTTTCCATCAGTTCATCTTTCTGGTCTTTATTTACTTCTGTAATGGGGGACCTATTCAAAAACTTGTTTTCTGAATTGGGTATTTCATCTTGTCTTACCCCATCTCCAAATAAATCTGCTATTTTATCTATGGATGTAATTGTAAATAATGAGGCACTCTTTTGAAGTAACTGCTCTAATTCTAATAAATTTTCTTCCATAGAATTGTCCACTTGTAGAGTAATATCACTATCCCTTGGGCCAAACATAGATACGTCATCATGGTTAGAAATCCTTACTTTATAGTAGGTATTATCCTTAAATAAGGATAAATATCTACTATTTGACGATTGAGAGTAAATTGTATGACCAACATTAAAACCATATTCCTTTGCTATTTCCCTTACTTTATCCTCTAAATCATCATAAGGTTTAAGTTCAATAGATTCAAGTTCATCATCTACTTTACACATCTTATCATATATATCTTTTAATTCTGGATAATCGTCCCTATTATTATCTACTTTATACTCTGCATCCTTATAGCTAGAGTCCAACTTATCATTATACTGATAATCATACTCTTCGTTGAACCAGTCTTCATCATTAATAAAAGCATTTTTTATACTAGATATATCATCAGTACGCTTACCACCAAACCTATCCTCGTATATGTCTAATACAGACTCATCATCGGTAGAAAGTGCATTTGCTATATCACTCACTATATTAGCAGAATTTAATTTATTTTTTATATTAGCTATGTATTCTTCTGCATACTGTCCAGCTATTCCAGAGGCTTCCTCATTTACTAATTTTTGATATAGTTTATCATATTCATCATGCAGCTCTCCAGACTCAGATTGCAAATCTTCCAATGACTTTTCCTCTGCTTCTTTTTTAAAATTATTGGTCATAACTGCATAGTTTTTCATTTGTTTATCACCAGAAGGCTTTGCCCCATACATCCTAGGTGTTCCTGCTGTTCCGCCAACTTGTGGTGTTACACTCTCTGACACACTGTCTTTTACATTATCTACCACATTATTTACAACACCAGTTTGGCTTTGTCCGTCTTCTGCTTTCATATAAAACCTAGGTTCAATACCACTTGGATATATTTCATCTGTCAAAAAGTCTTTTTCTGGTTCTTCTTGGTCAGACCTATAATTATACATGAAAACATCCCCCTCTTGGTCTGTATTACCAACTAAGTCCGCTTCCTTTTTAGAAGCCCATTTTGCATTTTCCATATCTGTCCAAGTAGGGTCTATATCTTCATTATACTCATTTACATAAACTTGTGGAACAACAGATGGCTCTACAAAGCGTTCCTTAGTATCCTTTGAAGTATCCCTAGTTGTATCATTACAATCAAGCTGTATGCCCAAATCATCTAAATTTGGGCTTTTATCACTAGGATTATCAAACCATTTACTTAGTGTGCTGTCTAATAGCTCTCTAATGTCTATGCAATTAAAATCCATATCAAATACCTAAAAACTCGGAATCAATAAACTTAGCTTCTGATGTTCCCTTGTAAAATTTTATCTCATAGAAATCAAGAGCGTCAAAACCCTTATTAGTTAGTTTAACTCTTGTATCACCAAAAAACAAGGGGTAATGATTATCTACTTTTTCAATTAAACCATACATTAAAACAGAACGTACAGCCTTTTTAAAAGACTCATAATCTTTTTTTGTATAGCCTTTATACATTAAAAATAAATCATACATCCTGTTTGCATTTCCACCTGCAAGCATAGTTAAAATTTCAAAATAGTCTCTATTCATTATTTGTAGCCTTTTATCAAATTATCAACCGACTGTGTGTTATCTTGCCAACTAGTATTTCCCATTTCGTCTAAACCATACCCACAGGCAGGACAATAAGCATCTGCAAGATTTTGTCTATCAAAATAATAATCCATATTAGGTGGAAAAATAAATGCACCACAATGTGAACACTTACATATTGGCTCTAACTTAAAATCTTTATCAAGAGAAGATTCTTTTTCTACTTCTTTTGAATCTTCAACACTTTTATTTGATTCATCAAAAGGATTTTCAATTTCTTTTGCTTCTTCCTTTTCCTCATTGATGTTTTTCCAAGTCGACTTGGCATCCCCTGCATTTTGTTTGATAACATCATACCGTCTGCGTTCTTTTACTTTCCAGTCACCTGTTGTTGAATCCTGAACAAGTTTTCTTGTAATCTGAACTTGTTTTACACCATCTAGATTTTTCTGTCCACGCTCTACACCTGAATATTCTGGGGAACCGGCTTCTTTTGTAATATAATTAGAGTAGGATGCCTCAACCAAGTGGTTTACTGCTTCATCCAAAGTAGGAAAAACCCTTTCATTAGATTCTGTAATATAAACAATAAATTTACCACTTTTTGGGTCTTGCTTTACACCCTTCCATACTTTTTTATCATTATTAGATTTGGATTTATTTGCATCACCAAAATTTGTTCCTGTTGGCATAACACTTACCCCAAAATAGAATCTGTTTTAGTTTCTTCTTTTACCTGTGAGTCTTCCCCAAGTGCCCTATCATTAAACAAGGCAAGTGGTAGCATTGTTGCTTTGTCATTATCCACTGTGATAACTGCATCACCGGCTTTAATGGTAAAGGAGTCATCTGATAAGTAGGCTACCTTTTCAAAGTTAAAATAATGCATAGCAGCTCTTAGCAAGTTTTTATCCGCTAAGGCCAAATCGACGGTTGCTTCTTTGCTAAACAAATCCTTAATAGAAGCATTTAAGTCCTTCATTTTTAATGAACGATTTGCCTTGTTTGCATCAGATTCTAACTGTTCTGGTGTAAACACTTCACCTGTATTTGTATCTTCAAAAACTGTTTTTGCTTCTACATGAACATCTTTATGTGGTTCAATATTATTTGCTTCATTTAGAGCGTCCCTCATGGCCTCATCATAAACTGTAGAACCATTTGAAGCACACACTTTAAAATTTGGGAAATTATTTGCATCCACATATTCCTTTAAATCTTTTTCAGAACCAAACATGGGATTGTTATTTGGAATAAGGAGTACGAACTCATTTTCCTTCATTTCTGGAAAATCAAAAATTTGTTGTCCACAATTACAGTAGTCATGGCAACACTCAATGTCATCACTATCTAACCCTAAGAAATCCTTATTCATTTTATTTAAAAAGTGATTTTTTACTTGGGAGGGTGTTTCATCAGACTCAACTGTCACAACAACTGTATCTGGATTACCTGGATTAATATATAACTGATCATCACAGTAACCGTCATTTTCTAAAATACCATGAGCAGCAGCAGTTTTTGCCAAAGTACCTGTATGAATAGCAACTTTATATGTATGTTTTACTTTATTCAAAGAAGCCTTTTTATGCAGTTTTTCTTCTTCGTCATCTTCTACTTCACAACCAGTAGAAGCAGAAACAAAAACTTCTTGGCCATCCACATTTGCAATTTTCCAAGGCTCAATACCTTGTACTTTCGCTGTTTTTGTAATTTCTAATGCACTGCTTGTAACACCCAAAGAATCACCAATTTCCATACCAGAAAGCATTTCATAGGTGTCAGTGTTAAGGGAAGCACCACCACGAGTATTTACAAGAAAATCACACAATTCTTTTGTGTTTTTAAAAGACCCCTCTTTTTTAAAGGAATCATACAAGTTGTACATATCCTGTGCAACCTTTGTAAACTGATACTTAACATCAAATTTTTTTGTCATTATTATTTTCCTTTTCTAAATTTTTCTCATAGTCAATACTAGACTGTGAGGAATAAACATGAGGGTCTACTATATCCCTTAATGTATAATCTAATTGTATTTTTAAATCCTTAAAAATTTCGTCCACTTTATCTGGAACATGCTTTGATAAGCATGACCTCATACTGGACATTATTTTATTAATATAGAACTTTACATCTGTTAAAGCAACTTTATCAGTATCTTTAAAATATGAACATTTCAGA